TCGCCCAGGGCGCCGTCATGGTCGCGTCATGGGCTGTCACGGCTGCCTCCGTGGTGGCCGGCTGGGTGCTGATGGGTGTGCAGTCGCTCATCCAGGCGGCGCGCATGGCCGCGGCGTGGGTGATTGCGATGGGTCCGGTCGGCTGGGTCATCGCCGCTGTCGTCGCCCTGGTCGCGCTGATCATCGCCAACTGGGACACGGTCGTGAAGTGGACGACCACCGCCTGGAACGCGGTCACGGGCGCGATTTCGGCGGCCTGGAATTGGATCACTGGCATCGTCTCCGGCGCGATCACCGCGGTCCGGGTCGTCATCTCCGGGGTGTGGAACTGGATCACCTCGGCCACTTCGAACGCCTGGAACGCCGTCGTCGGCGCCGTCTCCGCCGGGGTCAACAACGTGATCAGCTTCGTACAGTCGATTCCCGGGCGGGTGATGTCGGCGATCGGCAACCTGGGGTCGCTGCTGCTCAACGCCGGCCGCGACCTCCTCACCGGCCTGTGGAACGGAATCTCGGGGGCCGCATCCTGGCTGTGGGGCAAGGTCAAGTCGTTCTTCGGGTCGCTGCTGCCGGGCTGGGTGAAGGACATGCTCGGCATCGCCTCGCCGTCGAAGGTGTTCGCCGAGCTGGGCAAGTTCACGATGCTCGGCTTCGGCGCCGGTATCGACTCGGGGACCGGGTCGGCGGTGTCCGCGGCGCAGCGGGCGGCGATGGCCATCACGGGTGCCATGTCGGTGCAGCCCGCCATCCCCGGCATGAGCGCATTGGCCCTGTCCCGCCCCATCGGCGGGTCGTCGGGGACGTCCGCAGGCATGGGCGGTGCGTCCGGGACCACCGGATCGGGCGGGTCCGTCGTCCACATCGAGAACTACAACGAGGCGCAGCAGCCGGTGCATGAAGTCGCGCAGGAACTCGCTTTCCTGGCCCGCTCCCGATGAGCGACGGTGAGATCGTCTTCAACGGGATCACCTTGGGCGGTGACACCCCGTACAGCGTGACCAAGCTTGAGGGCTGGGAGGACATCGCCGGTACCACGGACTACAGCACGCCGCGGGTGCGCGGGCACGGTGACCACCTGGGTGACCAGTTCGCGATCTCCCGCATCGTCACCGTGACCGGGTCGATCGTTGACGAGGACGGCCGCAACGCGCTAACCCTGGCGCTACTTGCGGCCACGCAGATCAAGACCAGCGATCTGTCCGACCTCACCATCGACCTGCTCGGCCGCCAGTTGCGGTCCGGGGCCAGGATCATCCGTCGCGCGGTCACCATCGAACCCACCTACGTGGTCGGCGAAATCCCGTTCGTCCTGCAGTGGAAGTGCCCGGACCCGCTGCGTTACGGCGACAGCTCGTCGGCTTCCACCGGCCTGCCCACCTCCGGCGGCGGTCTGCCCTATCCGCTGGCGTACCCGCTGACCTACGGGACGGCCGGTAACCCCGGTCAGGTGACGGTCCGCAACCCCGGTACCGCCGAAGCTCCGGTCGTGTTCACCATCACCGGCAGTCTGCCGCTCGGCTTCGAGATCTCCGGCGCCGGCCAGCGCATCACCTACCCGCTCGAGGTGCCCGCCGGCCAGGCGGTCACCATCGACACCGGCACCGGGACGGTGCTTGTGGAGGGCACTTCCGACCGCCGCTCCTACCTGACGAACTCGGACTGGATGCAGGTCCCGGCCGGCGGGTCGCTGACGGTGCAGTTCACCAGCCTCGGCGGCATCTACGACCCGGCCGCGCGGCTCACCGCGGCGACCACCGAGACCTACTGGTGAGCGGCCCGTCCCTGCTCGTCGCCGAGACCACGACCGGGCGCATCACCGACGTCCTCGACCACCGTGACGGGGTCACCGGCCTGCGATGGTCGGACACCCTCAACGCCGCAGGGTCCATCGACTCCGTGACGATCCCTATGGCCGTCGTGCGGGACCTGCAACTCCGCGACCGCACGCACGGGATGCGCTGCTCGCTCGCGGTGGAACGCGATGGCGCGCTCAAGCAGGCTGGCCCGATCACCGGCCGCGCATGGAACTGGGAGAAGGGCGAGCTGACCCTCAGTGCAGGCGGCCTCTGGACGCTGCTGGACAAGCGGGTCATCTACAACGACAACGACTACCCCAGTGGCCTGCGCACCTTCTCCAACGTGTCCCTCGGCGGGCTGGCCGTATCCCTGGTGCAGGACATGCTCAACCGCATCCCGCCCTACACCAATCTGCCGATCGTGCTGCCGGCGATCGAGTCGGGCGACCACACTGAGTCCTTCGCCCGGTGGGCATTGTCCCGCTACGGGGAGCAGTTGCGGCAGATCACGCAGCGCGCCGTCGATGCCCCTGACATTCACTTCCAAGCGCGCCGCCGAGGAGATGACCCCCGCTACCTCGAGTGGGTGATGCAGGTCGGAAGCGAGCTCATGCCCTCCCTGTCGCAGGGCGGCCCGGACTGGGTGTTTGACACATCCGCGCCGAAGTCGCCGGTACTCGGCATCTCCACGGACGAGGACGCCTCGAGCATGGCGACCGCCTCCTGGGTTTCCGGTGGCGGCCAGGAGGCCGACATGAAACTCACCACCGGCATGGTCGACGACGATCTGACGCTGCTGAACAACGGCTGGCCGTACATGGAGGTCGACGAGGCTCACCCCACAATCAGCGACTACACCACCCTGCTGGACTACGCCGCCGCGCTGGCGGCCCGCGCTGGACGACCGATTGAGGTGTTCAAGGTGCAGGTCACTGGCGCTGCCGCCGCCGAGGTCCACCCCGGCGACTACGCGCGCGTCATCACCGCTGGCGACGTGTGGTTGGGCGACATGGACCGCACGATGCGCGTCAAGACCGTGTCTGGCGACCTGTCCGACGTCGTCACCCTGGATATGTTCCCCATGCAGGGACTGCTGTGACCCAGGAGGGCGGTACCCCGCCGAACTTCTGGGACCGCGTCGAGCAGATCGCCAAGAAGGTCGTCAACGACTACGTCCGCTCCGGCCTGCTCAACTCGGCATCGATCTCCAGCGGCGGCCTCACCCTGAAGGGCGGCGCCCTGAAGGTGCTGTACGCGACGGGCGATCTGGCCGTCTACTTCGGCCGACTTGTCAGTGGCAGTAGCTACGCGGGGACGGGGCTGCTGATCCAGGAGCCGAACGGAACCGACATCGCCTCGTTCTCCTACAACGAGGAAACCGGCACGCACACGGCCAACCTGCACGATGGCCAGAACAACCTGATCGTCGGCAACGACTCGGCGTCCGGGCAGGGGCTGGCCCGCCCGTACGTGCCGTTCGTCTTCTACCGCAGCCGCTCCAACGACTGGCCGACGGTGTCGAGTACCACCTTCGAGACCGTGTACCGGGCGCGCGGCCCGAAGCAGCACCCCAAGTTGTACGTGGAGACGTGGCTGCACGCCACCGCTGCGGGCGCGGTCGCCGAGATTCAGGTTCTGGTCAACGGCAGCGTGTGGGGCGTTCCGCAGCAGTCCAACGGCGCGTTCGTGACCGGCCTTAACTTCGGGCCCCTGGCCGTTGACGGCAGTCACATGTCGACGCTGGCCATCGAGGTCCAGGCCCGCATCGTGTCCGGTGGCGGCACCGCCGAGGTGGGCGTGGGGCGTATCGAGGGCCGCCAGAGCTAGCTGGGCGGGACCTCCAGTACCTGCTCGGGGCCCGTGTAGCCGGGCTCTCCGGGGAGCGGGGCGACCGTCACCTCAGGGGCGGGCAGGTAGGTGTTCCCGGCAGTGTCGGTGAACGGGGCCTGCGGGTCGTACCGGCTGGGTGCTGGCGCGGCGGGGGTCGGCACCGGCTGCGGGGCAGGCTCGGGTGTGGTCACGCTCTGAACGGTAGCGGCAGCCTGCGGCGCTGGCTGCTCGACAACGACGGGGGCGGGCGTGTCGGCCGGAACCGGCTCGGGTGTCGGCGTGGCCGTGGCGGTGGCCGCCGGGTCGTCGGTCGGCGCTACGTACACCGTGCCCGGCGATTCGGTGCTCGCCGGGGTGACGAGCACCGGGACGGCCGTCGCGAGGCCAGCAGCGGCCAGCACGCCGACCGCCATTGTGGCGGCGCCTGCCCTTGTTCGAATGAACGACCACACACCCATTACTTCTCTCCGTTTCTAGTTGCTTGCTCTCAGTAGAGCAGCACGGGGCGGTTTCGGATACCAGCTCGCTCGTGACAATCGGAGGCCCCTCGCATGGCAGATGCTCTCGGTACGCCCGGAAGCGTGGTTTCCGACGAGGATCACCGCCTCGCATTGGCCGGCCTGATCGCACCGCAGACGTCGACCCTGGCCACCCGCACCGGCGTCATGGTGTCCCCGTCGTCGACAGCGCTTGTGACCGGCACGTCGGCCACGGGCACGATGACGGTCAACGTTCTGCCGCACCACGCGGTGACCTCCCGCACCTCGGGCGACGGTGTCTACCTGGGGCCGATCAAGGAAGCGTCATCGACGCTGAACATCGCCGCCGCCCCGGGTTCCAACTCGCGCATCGATGTCGTCTACTCCAAGCAGAACGACTCCGGTTCCACGATCACCCCTGACGGCTCCACCGGCGAGCTGTTCGGGGTCGTCACCGGCACGGCCGCGGTGTCACCAGCGAAGCCGGCCGTGCCGGTTGGCGCGGTGGAGATCGCCACGGTCACCGTCGCCGCCGGCGCGACCAACACCCTCGGCGCCGGTGTCACGATCGCCAACACGGCAACTCAGGTCGTAGCGCGCGGTGCCCGCATCCCCGTCCGCACCCAGGCCGAACGGGACGCGCTCACCGCCTTCAAGGGTCTCGAGGTGTACCGGCTCGACAGCGGCCAGGTGCAGTTGTGCACCAGCACCGGACCGACGGTGTGGGCGACCCTTTACGACCCGGCGATCAACCGGACGCCGCAGAAGTTCGTCGATGCGCCCGGTGGTGCCACGTTCACCGCTCCCGGCCCCATCACCGTGCACGGCAGCCGCACGATCAACCCCGCCTCCCTGTTCGGAACCGGCATGGGCGCGCTGGTGATGATCGACGCCCAGGTGTTGCTGGACTCGACGTCCGGGGCCGCCACGAAGTGGCTGTTCAGCCTCGCCTCGCCCGCTCTGGGTGCCACGCTGCTGGATCAGGACGGCGCGAACTGGACGGGTCAGATGACCCTGCGCGTTACCTACACGGACATCATCGCGGCCGGCTCCACGGCCTCGTACTCGACGAACCTGAGCGCCACGAGCGGCGCGGTCAGCGTCCTGTCCTACTCGGACAACCGCAACAACCGCGCCCAGTACAC